TCATTGAACCGATCATTGAACCGATTGTTGAACCAAAGCAAGAAAACAAATTTTTAAAATTTATGAGTGTGCTATAAGCACAGAAAAGGAGAAACATGAAAAACAAAGATACTTTGCAAGCTGAGAAAGTAGTAATTTTACAGAAATTGAAACAAGCAATTACCGATGGCAACGAGGAAGATTTTGCACAAGCCTTCACTGATTTTTCAATGAATATTCAAGATTCCGTTATGGCTGAATATAATTTGACGGTACAAGCTGCAGACGCAACGGTTTTAGCCTCTCGCGGAGCTAGACAGTTGACCTCGGACGAAACTAAGTATTATCAAGCAGTTATTACCGCGATGAAGTCCAGTAATCCTAAGCAGGCACTTACAGACCTCACAGTGGTACTCCCAATTACCACAATAGACGCAGTGTTTGACGATTTACTCGCAACTCACCCACTTTTAAATGTTATTAATTTCCAAAACACCTCAGGGCTGATTGAGTACCTAGTAAATACAAACACAAAACAACTAGCAACATGGAGTGTTTTAACTGCTGCAATCGTAACAGAACTTACAAGCGGGTTTAAGAAAATCAACTTATCACTGATGAAGTTATCAGCATTTTTACCAATTGCGAAATCCATGTTGGACTTGGGTCCCGCATGGTTAGACAGATATGTTCGCGCCATATTAGCCGAGGCAATATCATTCGGGCTTGAAGAAGCTATCATAAACGGTACTGGTCTTAATATGCCAATCGGTATGAATAGACAGGTACAGGAAGGTGTTGTTGTTACAGGCGGAGTATATCCTCTAAAAGCAACTGTACCCGTTACAAAGTTAGACCCCGTTTCATACGGTGCTTTGCTTGCTACTATGGCAATTGACTCAAAAGGAAATCCAAGAGTTGTCAATAGCGTTATCATGATCGTCAATCCGCAGGATTATCTTCTCAGGGTAGTACCCGCAACCACTGTCAAGGATGCCAATGGTGCATATGTTAACAACGTATTTGCATTCCCAACTACAGTTATTCAGTCCACCGAAGTTCCCGCAGGGAGGGCTATATTCGGACTTGCAAACAGATACTTCATGGGTATTGGTACAGCTAAGAGCGGCAAGATTGAATACTCAGATGAATATCATTTCCTCGAGGACGAAAGAGTTTACCTTGTGAAACTGTACGGCTATGGTATGCCGCTTGACAACACAGCTTTCGTGTATGCAGACATTTCCGCATTAGTTCCAACGATCATGACTGTTTACAACATTCCAGTAGTCTAGGGGGTAGCTTATGAATGTAAAGGTAGTACAAACTTTTAGCGATAAAGTTACAAATATCCTTCACGAAAAGGGAAAAGAAATTGAAATAACAAAAGAGAGATGCGCTGAAATTAATGCCACCTCTCTTGGCATTTTCGTTGAGGAGATAAAAAAGAAGGTGACTAAATGACGCCTGAATTATTATTAGCGGTCAGAAATTACTTAGATATTTCGTGGGTTGATGCTGATGGCGACATTAAACTAACAGGGATTATCTCACGTGGAATCAAATATATTGACAGCATAGCGGGTACAGCAATGGATTATACCATCGAATCGAAACCGCGTGAGTTGCTCTTTGATTATTGCAGATATGTTCGCTCAAATGCTCTCGATGAATTCCAAACCAACTATTTGTATGAGCTTCTATCCCTCCAAATATCCCAAGAGGTGAAAGCCTATAAGGCATTAACAAGTCTCATGACCTTAACCGTCGGCGTGCTAGTCCTATCGCCAGTGTTTGACCCAGCAACTACATTTTACACAGCAGACACACCCAACGCCGAGGATATCATTACCGCCACGCCGACTGACCCATCCGCAACTATTGCCATCGTGAACGGAACAACCGCCGTCATAAATGGAACTGCGGTGACATGGGCAATTGGTGAAAACGTGGTAATAATTACGGTTACAAATGGGGATGCGATTACTATTTACACCCTAAAAATCAATAAAGCAGCTTAACCAGGGAGGTAAAAGCCTATGCTAAAGGCCAAGTTCGAATCGTTTAATGATGGAGTAGTTAAAATTTATAAAGTAGGCAATACCGCACTTCCAGGGGATATGCCACGGGAGGGCTTAGCTTTGCAACAAATCTTAAGATACCATGAGCGCACAGTAGGAATGGGTAGATATTATCAGGCCATGCAAAACAACATCAAAGTCGACTTTGTTATCAGATGCCCTGAGGTTAGAGGATTGTCAGAAAAAAATACTGATATCCTGGTGGCTATTTTGATTGACGGACAACAGTACAAGGTCATGCAAATTCAATATATTGAGGATACCGAACCACCATCAATGGATTTAACCCTTGAGAGAGTTGGTGAAAATTATGATATTAGCTGATATAAAAACTGCCCTTCTCACTGTCACAATCAATGTTCATCATTTCGACGCCACAGGAGCTACGGGCAATTATATTGTATGGGCAGAGGACGGACAGGCTGATTCAGTGTGGGCTGATGGCAGGATGAAAGAGCAAACCATTACAGGCACGATTGATTATTATACAAAGGTTGAATATGACACCAAATTTAGTGATATTCAAAGTGCGTTGGACGTTATCGGCATTTCGTTTAGGCTGAATTCAATTCAATTTGAAAACGATACAAAATATATTCATTACGAGTGGGTGTTTGAAAATGGCTAGAATTACTTTCATGGCCAGTGATGATTTTGCTATTGCTCTTTCAAAGTGGGCAACACAGTCTGATGAAATAGCAAGAAAAGCTATTTTCGAAGGTGCAAATATCATAGCGGATAAAATCAGAAGCAATCTTGAGGGGGTATTATCCGAAGAAGCCACAGGTTATCTTGTAGGCTCCTTTGGTGTTACTCCAATTGAAAAAGACAGTGAAGGCAACTGGAATACAAAGATAGGTTTTGATGGATACGATGACAACGGTGTGGCTAATCAATTAAAGGCTAGAGTTTTAGAGAGTGGATCTTCAAGACAACCCAAAAGACCGTTTGTGAGACCTGCAGTAAACGCAACAAAGAAACAAGTAGTTGCAAAAATGAATCAAGTTATCGATGAAGAAATAAAAAAATTAAAATTATAGGAGGAAAATAATATGGCAGGAGAAATAGTAAACAGTGCAACCACAGGAATTAAGAAATTAGTATATGCAATTATGACAGACGAAGTGATGGAAACTTACGCTGTGGTAAAACCAGCGCCACCACTCATAAACATTAAAATAGTTCCAAAAGTAGATGCAGTCACTTTGTACGCCGATAACCAAGCGGTTGAAACCGCTACAAGTGTTGGCGATATTGCAGTAGACTTTGAAACGCAGGATATGCCGCTTGAAGTACAGGCTGATATTTTGGGGCATACTCTTGACCCACTGGATGGCAGCATGATATACAACATAAATGACAAAGCTCCATACGTTGCAGTGGGATATCAAAGGACTAAGGGCAACGGCAAGAATAGATATGTGTGGCTATACAAAGTTAAATTTCAAGAAATCGCCGAAGAAGGGGTAACCCAGGCAGATAAAGTAACGTTCCAAACTCCAAAAGTAACTGGAATTGGTATTGCTAACAAAAACGGAGAGTGGAAGACTGTTGCTGATGAAGATTCGGGGGCGGTTGTGGACTTCTTAGCAACTGTACCAGGCACAGCACCCATAGTTTAATTATTATTGAGGGCTGAAAAATGCCCTCTCTTATTTTTTAGGAGGAATTATTCATGGAAATAAAATTAGAATTTATAACAGGGAAAGATAAGAACGGCGAAGATATAGTTGAGGGGAAAACATTCATAACGAACAAAATAAAATCACGACTTGTAAGGCGCGCACTTGAACTAAGACAAGAAATTGCCGTTAATCCCGATCCCACTCCTGAACTATTAGATACGCTTGTGGATTATACATGTGAAGTTTACAAGTATAAATTTACGAGAGATGAACTTTACGATGGGCTCGATTCGGAATTTTTATTCCCGACCTTACAAGGTAATGTGGAAAGGGTAATAAACGGTGTGACAGATAAATTAGAAACGTTTCCCACCGTCGAATAACACAGGCGGAGAACTCACTTTAGCTGATTGGATTAAAGAGATGTATTTGGGATTATTAGAAAATGGGTGGACTTTGAACGATATCGATGAGATGGATTTGTCTTACTACATAGAGCTTCTAAGTTATAAAGCGAACAAAGAATATACAAAGCAATCAAACGCACTCGATGATGCAGGGCTATAAAAAACATTTTAAATATCTTGAAATACTTGCCTATTGAGATTATTATCTTAATAAGGGAGGTGATAATGATGTTTGGAAAAGAAAGTAAAGAAGACAAACAAGGTAAAGAAATGCAAAAGTTCACAGATAAGTACCAACTTGAGGATTTAGACGAAAAAGATTTAATTGTTTTAAAACGAATTGCAGGGGGTTTGGTTGGTACCGGTTTAATGAGAACTGGTGTTATGTTAAGCTTTGGAAAAGCAGTCGAAAAAATTCAGATAGGCTATTTAGGCACGATGGTAGACCAGAACTGGATGATGATTCGGCAACTAGGCAGGCTGAATAAAAACATAGAAAAATTATTAGAAAAGTAGACTTTAAAATTATTTAGGGTATAACAAACAAAATATTTAACAATTAAGCATCCTTTAAGGG